ATTTCGTTTTTCTATTGGAATATCATCAAAAGTATTGTAAATTGTTACAACTGAACCTGCACAAAGTGCTGTTGGTTTTCTTCCAGATGTATCTTCTGGATCTTTTTTAGTAAGTTCTTTACCATTTGTAGACATATAATATCGATTAATATGTCTTACAGGCTGTCCTCCATATAATACCTGGAACTTTTTGTTTACCTTTTGATATGTGCAAAATTTAAGAATGTCTTTACACTCTGACAATGTTTTTTCAACCGGAATATTATCAACAAAATAACGATTAAGCGCTTCTGGTATAATCATTGGAGCCATACCTTTACCCAAAGACACTTTGTCGATAAACATACCTTTTTTCTTTATCAAATCCGGATTTTTCGTTTCAGAATAACCTTTTTTGACACCAATGTAATCATTAATTGCATACTGAAAAAATGCTTCAAAATAATCAGCTTCAAGTCCTAATTTTGTGCGTTTTTCTCAATTTTTACAAATTTCCAGAATTTTTGGTTCTAATGATTTTTTATATTTAATAAAAACACCATCTGTGTTAGATTGTATTATTCTAGCACCAGCCTCATTAAAAGCTTCTGCTAACATTAAAAGCATCAGCTGACCATTAATTCTAATTGTTAAAACGGCTTTTGGATCATAACACCAACTAAAAGGACTTTGTAAGTTACCGGATAAACCGTTTAGACTTAATTTTAAAGTAGCATCAACAATTTTATTGCCAGCTTTTTTAGCAGCAACTCTATCGCTTCTAATTTTACTATATACTTTAAGAAAAGATTCTCCTAAATGTTGTGGATATACTTTATGTTCTAGAATAATACTCGGATACATTGCTTTAACCCATAAAATTTCTCTTATGGCCGGACTATATCTTCATTTTTTATTTTCTTTCATTTATAACCGTAAATAGATGGTTTTTCACCACTACACGCAGCGTAAATGTTATGTCTTTTTCAATTTGGATTTGCAACAAGAATATCGTGAACACTGTCTCAAACTTTTATTAGTTCCTCAGTTGTTTTATCATATTGATAAAATTTATACTCAGTAGTTGATTCACTAACTCGTTTTTTCATTTTTTCTTTTAACGTAGGATCTTTTTCTCAATTTGCATTTCGAATTTTAGAACCTTTCTTACAAGATTCAACATTTATCGAAACTTCCTTGTTTTTATATTGTTCTTTTTTAAGCTCAGACATTTCTTTTTTCTTTTCTTCAGATCAATGATTTCTAAAATTAGGATTATTTTCTCCTTGATGTATTTTAGATAACAACTGTTTTGTTTCTTCATGAACAATCATTTGTGTAGAAGAATCTCTTCGTAAATTATAACCAAATTGACGATCTGTAGATTTATAATCATCTATTCAATATAATTCTCTGATTTTTAAAATTTCTTCATCAAATTCTAATTCTTCAATAACAAAATACTCAAAAGCATCTTCACCATACTTAAATCAAGCATTAATAAGATGTCTATTTTCATCTTTGCTTTTTCTTCGTAAAGCATAAATATGTCCCTGAATTCTGTTATAAATGTCTTTTGCTTTACCTACATAGACTTTAGAATTTATTATATTTTTTATACAATAAATTCCACATTTTTGACGATCTTCTTTGTTTAATTTCATATATAATAGTTTAAAAAATTATATACAAATATAATAAAAAAGATGGTTGTATCCAAAATTTAATTTATAAAAATGCCCCCTGTTTAGTCTCTGAACATTCTTCCGTTCTGGAAGCTTCGCTGCGGATTGTCCAATAATTAGACTTTTTACTATATCTGAATGATTGGTTCAGCCCTTATTTATATTCTTATAATAAGTTAGTATCTAATTCTCTAAGGATGTTCCCGCAATTTAAGGGGTTTTAGTTACGCCAATGAGCCAACGTAACATCAAAATCTCCAAGTAATTCATCATCATCTGGAATTATAATTTCAGGTACATTAACAGAATGAATACCACCCATACCAAATGTATGTTTAGTTTCTCCAAGATAAAATTGTCGTTCAAAAGTATTATCGTTTGGATTAATACATTGTTCTTTGAGATCTTTTAAAAGATCTTGCAGAATAGGAGTTTTAAATTCAATAAAATCAAAAATAATATCGTTTAAACAAAGATAATCACACGGAGAACGTAAATCTTTGATATCGTTTCAAGTCAAACCTGTTTCTGCAAGATAACGACATTTAATGATTTCCATTCCTAGATTAACTCCATCTTTATTTAAAGCTTTAATTTTATATTCATCTTCGATAGCAAGTCGAAGTTCAATATCTTTTACACATCTATTTAAAAGTTCGGTAGTACTTTCAATATCATTGAAACAATATGAAATTACCTCTTCGATTTGATCATTTCTAACAAAACTGTTAAAATCCCCGCTATATTCTTCAACATTATGATAATTCATAGTTACCTGTAATTCTTTAAGACCTACTCGTAGTTTAGATGATCACAACATCGTTAACAAATCAAGCGTTGGGAATAAATTAGCATATTTGTATCTAGATCATGATGAAAATTGTCCATCTTTAGAAGTAACAATTTCATCACTTAGTTCTTTAATCTTTTTACAAATTTCCCAAACCGGCAGTCGTATTAATTCATCGTAATGTATTAATAAAAAGCTTACCAAAGGATTATCGTAATGTATTACATTAAATCCTCCATATAAAATGTGTTTGTTTTTAAACAACACATAAATCTGAGGCAAATCGTTTTTTCGATCAGATATTTCAAAAACACGACGTGCCCCGGATTCCGTATTTTTTGCTGTGAGTATAAACAAATTTGGGAAAACCTCTATATCATAAATAAATACAACTTTCCCTCTAATAATCATTAATATGTTTTTGGAATAAGATTAATATTTTTATACTCGGCTACTTTTAAAATTTGATCTTTAATTGTGTTCCACTTGTCAATGTGATAATTAAGATCGTTGTCAAGAAGCAAGAAAATCTTATCTCTAAGAAGTTTTAGAGTAGTAGTAGGTAATACTGAAAACTTGGGTGAATCTCCTAATTGAACAAGAGCTCGAAATTCAGCATAAGAAAGACCTTTCTGATCAATTCTCAAACGAATATTTGGAAGAAATAGACGCTCTTTTACAACATCTAGTCACTTACGCATATTTCCATCAGAATCATATTCAGTTAAATCCTTTTTCTCTTCATTTGTTAGCCAAATACCCTGAGATAAAATGAAATTAGAAGAAATCATTTTTGTATTAAGAACGTCTAATTTGTCAAAACACGCATTTAACAAATTATTAACAGTAACTTTTTCAAAAATAACGGGAAGTCCATCAAATAGTGAACTAACGGTTTCATTGTAATTTATGTGATTATTTAAAATAAAATCAGTTAGATCCTTATTGGTTTTGAGTCTATCGATATTACAATCGTATAGAATATATCTTAAGAGTAATTCGGCATTACAATTGTTATATGCTTTCTGAATATTTTCTCGAATTACTAACTTTCCAGGACGATACGGATGTTTGTTATACAACATGTCAGTAACATGATTTAAACAATCCTGTAATTCAGCAGCATTCATATCCATCAATCTAACTTCTTTACCATTCTGATACTTTCATACAAAGAGATTAATATCATTGTTTCTCTTATCTATTGCTTTTGTAAGTGCGTCTCCAATTTCTGTCATATCTTAAAATTTAAATTCTTTATTATTATCTTTTTTTGTTTCTTTGATAAAACTAATGAAATAACAATTAGAGTAATTATATTGAGATGTTTCTCCAGTTGTTCGATTAAAATAATCTTCTCCGGCTTCAACATACTCACATTGAATATAACCAATGTCACCTATTTGTGGAGAATATCCTTCTCAATTAGGACATCTTACCGTGGTTATATATCTTAAAAAACTATTATTGTTTTCATCTAAATTTTTAAACACATATAATTTATATTGTTCATCTGATATTGCAACCAGTTCAACTTTAAATGTACTTTTCACTAATTATTATATGCGTTTAAAATAGCACTTGCTTTACTAATCCAAGAATCATCTTGTTTAGCAATATTTAGTGCTGTTCGAGAAATAGATTCTTCTTCTCGTTGTTCTGCTACAAGACACGGTGCACTATCTCTCATTAACCAGTTAAAAGTTAACCAATCTTTTTCATCTTGTACTAAATCAACAATTTCTAGAATTAGATTTGTTGTTTCAATTTCTTTGTCCAATGTAAGTTCAAATGGAGTTACAAGATCGTCGTATGTTTCAGATACTTCTGGAACAGAAGGATATTTAAAATCAATGTGATTTTCATTTAAAAAATCAATAATCCATTGGTGATGTTCTAATTCTTCGTGTGCCCTTCTAGTATAATATTTATATAAGTCTTCTAATCCTTTGATTTTATAATAATTTGCAAATCCTGAATACAAATTATGATTATACATTTCGTGACTAATTTGTTCTACAAGTCTATTTATAACATTGTCACTTAATATTCTAGTTTCTTTTGATTCGGTGTGTACTTTATATTTCATATTAACATATTTCACAAGAGTACAAGGTCTTGTGGAAATTAAAATTAAACAGTTCTTCTAACAATGAATACAAAGTTGATGATATTGGATAAGTTCTTTCTCCAATATACACAATAAAATCAAAATCATCATTAGTTGTAAAATATTTATTCAAATCTTCATCTCTGAATTGAATTGTATTTGAATATAGAATTGTATTTTGTTCATTTATTGAAATAGTAATTGTTTCAGATTTAGTTTTATCGAGTGTTGAAAGAACTCGTTCTATTTTATAATCCAAATTGATTTCATCTAAACAATTATGTTGAATAGATGGATACCAATGATTTCCAATTTTTTTAAATGTTATTTTTATTGTATTCATTATCTTTTGGTAAATTTAAACATTGAGCTGCATGAACAGCTAATTTATCACAGAGTTCGTTATATTTGTTATCTGAGTGACCTTTAACTCATTGAAACGTAACATCGTGTGTTTCTAATAAATCGAGAATATCATGTCACAAATCAAGATTCTTTTTAGAAAAATCTTGTTGTTCAAATCATTTTTTAGCGTGTCCATTTGTAATACTACTAATAACATATAGAGAATCTGAATAAATTGTTATTTTAGTTGGAACTTTAAAATATTCTAATGCTGCTAGAACTCCTTTTAATTCCATTCTGTTATTAGTAGTATTTTTATAACCCTGATACAACTGTTTAATTATCTCTCCATCTTTTATAATTACTGTTGCATATCCTCCTGCGTTGATAGATGACTGATATGACCCGTCGGTGTAAATTGTATACATTTTAAAATTTCCTCTAATACATATTCTTGTGAATAACAAAATACTTCTTGATCAGAAACATCCAATCCTATTTTTTCCATCATTCCAAATATAGCGTGGGCTATTTCGTGATTAATTATAGGTATTGTTACTGTATCTTCTTCGAATCATATGATTGATCTACCCTTTATATATCAACAACATGCGGATCAATATTCATCGTATTGTGGTTCAATATTATATACATTTTGTATATACTCTATCGTTTCATAAGGATCTCCGGATATAAACTCAATTATGTAATTATAAATTGGTATTTTTATAGTTTTAAACTTCAGCATTTGAATCTACAGTAATTGTTTCTACTTTTTGATAATCAACATATTCTGCTATTTGGTAACGATCTACTTTTCCAAAAAATTCAGAATTTGTCGCATCAATAAGTTTGTAAAACTCTTCTGCAAATTCATCTGCTTTGTCTGTTTGTATTTTTCCGTTAATTACAATTGCATACATTAGAAAGATGTTATTTTTAGTGAAGAGTATCTTTTTTCCAAAGTTCTTGCGATATCGAAAAATACATGTGAAATAATTTCTCCAGGCATAATAGAAATTGTACAAACTGGATTTGTTTCAGCTCTCTTTAAAGCAAGTTCTCTACCTATTTTCTTAACAAATAGATCGTTTGGACAACACTTTGCAACACCAACGGTAAGTTCATTTGTTTCAGAATCGTATATACCACATATTGTAATTCTAGGTAATGGCTTTTTTGAAACTGGGGTGTAACAACCACATGTTGGTCGTCCATGTTCGTCTACTTCAATATTAACATTCTGAATAAATTTAGATTTACCGTAAAAATACTTAACGATTTTCATGATCAAAAACTTTTTTATAAATTCTTAAAATAATATAAATAATAATCGTCATTATTAACGATTCTATATGTAATCCCAATGCAATTAAACATCCTAATGCCGCAACAACCCATACAAGTACAGCTGTTGTTAAATTATGAATGTGTTTAATTCCATCTTTAAAAATAATACCCGCACCAATAAAACCAATGCCAGATACTACTTGGGCAATAATTCTAGATGGATCTCCTCCAACAACTGTTGAAATATATGTAAAAATAAATGATCCTAATAGAATTAAACTTGTTGTTCTAATTCCAATCAAATTGTGAGAATTTTGTCTTTCTGAACCTAATATAATTCCCACAAGTAATAATACTAATAAATTTATGAGGAAATCCATCTTTTATTCTAAATTTCTTTTAATTTAACTTTAAAACCCTTTCCTTCTTCATAAAAGAGTTTTGTTACC